AAGGTGAAGGGCAAGATTTGCGCTTTGATCGGCTGCATCCTCAAAATCTTCCTCAAGCAATCCAAAGGCGTGCTGTAATTGATAAAACCTGCTGACCTCATCGGCAGTTGGTATGATCTCTTTCAGCGCATCAGCCGTTGTCTCAACACCTTGCAAGTATGTTTCATCTGCTACGAAAGTATCAAGAAAGTCCTCCACCTTTTCCTTCGCTTCTTCAGCAGGTGTTTTTATACCAGATACGGCATCAATAATTGTTTTATTGTCTGGCTTGATGGCAAAAAGACCATCAACGCTGTTTTTTAAGTCTGTTACATCGCCCTCTGTATCAGTCAGCGTATCACTAACAGAGTCCTCGTCATTGACAAGTGGATCTTTAATATCGGTCTTAAAAGAAACGAAGCCATCAAGTGCCTCGGTCAGAAGTTCTTTCAGGCGCTCACTGAATGATTTCTTGCCCTCACCCTCGCCCATCGTTGCTTCTGCCGCATCTTTACCGGTATTCGGATCTATCTTGGATGTTATATCTGTGTCAAGAGTTTCAAAGAAGGCGAGGACAGCATCAATGTTTGACTTTGGAATTGATTCCAACGCCTCCATTGCTTTGGCATATTTCCCTGTCGCACCAAAGGTTACCGTCTTAATCGCGCCTGATGCTTGGTCCACAGTTGTTTGGACCGTTGATGCAATAAGTGCAAGCGATGCCCCCAACTGGTTTACCGCTTTTACAGTACCCGAAGCCATGAGACCTGCGAGCGTTCCATCCTCTCCGACAAACGCCTCTGTTACCGTTTCCGCTGCATCCCATGCAGCAGTAAACAATCCCGCGATTGAGCCAACCGCGCCGCCAATAGCCGTGATTAAACCACCGAATGTGGTTGCAAGAGTAGACTTAACCGTTTCGCCATTAGTATCCCACCACCCAACAAATTGCTCATAAGCAGTAGAGACTGCTGTCTTCAGCGTATCCCATGCAGGCTTAAATGAGGTCGTTATTTGATCTCCGAACGTTTTAAACGCTGCCTGTACAGAGTCCGAGCCACGAGTCAACGTCACAAATATCGCCGCTATTGCTGCCAAGCCTGCCACGTAAGGATTGAACAATCCCATCGTCAGCGTAACGGCTCGCATAATAGCAGAGAATCCCGAAGCCATGCCCCCAAGCGTGAACACCAACGGACCTGCCGCCGCCGCTACTCCTGCGAGGATGATGCCAAGTTTCTTTGTCTCTGGATTTAGGTTCTGGACGTAATCGACCATTCCTTGTAGCCGCCGCACCAATTGGTTGGCATAAGGCAGCAGCAGTTCACCAATGGTTACGCCGAGGTCATACGTTGCATTTCTCAATCTTTGAAACTGATTCGCAAAAGAATCCGATGTGCGGATAGCATCGCCCTGTGCATCAGTTGTGCCTGCCATAAGCAGGTTGAGACGTGCCTGTACCTTCGCTTGGTTGAGTTGTGCGCCCGTAAGTTTGTCTGCGCCCATTCGCATCAACTCCTGCTTGAGCGATGCCTCGTTGATAACAACGCCAAAGGCTAAGGCGTTTTCGTGCGAACCGACAAGCGTACCACGTAGACGGGCAAGAGCCTCGTCCATCGGCATATTGTTGAAGGAGCCAAGATCAACCGCGAGTTTGGCAACCTGTACCGATAAATTACCCGCCTGCTGCTCTGTATATCCAAGCGGCTTAAATATATCGCCAAGTTGCCCAGCCATCCCCTGCAACTCGTAGCGGCTCCTTCCAGATGCGCGAGCAAAAGCGTCGAGTTGCTTCGTTACATCGCCGCCCACCGTCTTGAATACGGTGTTGAACTTTGACTGCATTTCCTCGGCATCCGAGGCGGCTTTTACGGCAGCCGCGCCAATGCCAAGAAGCGGAAGCGTAACCGCTGTCGATAACTGCCGTCCGGTGTTGCGAAGATTAGACCCAACCTGTTTCAGTTGGTTTTCTAACTTCGCCATGCCCTGTTGGAACGACTTGATGTCTGCCCCAATCCGAACGTCAAGTTGTGCGACCGTAGCCATCTTCCAGTATTGCTTTTGCCCGTTGTCGGAGTTGCTGATATTCAGCCATCCTCATGACAGGCGTTTCCTGTTTCTTGAGTTCGCGGTACATGGCATCCAGAGGCTTCTGCCGTTTGCCCGCTCTGAACAGCATCAGGTTTTCGAGTTGCTGCGCTATGATGAAGGTGCGCTGCCACTCCAATTCTTGATCCTGTTCGATGCGCTCCCTAACGCCTGCAAGCATCACGTTAATATCCCGTAGTGAACACTCATCGACCTGCGATGGTGTCATGCCGAGATAAGCGGCGCACATCTTGTCAATGGCTACTAAATCAGGAAAGGGTGCCGAGGGTTTGTTGCCCCCGGCTACCCCTTTCCCTCATCAGTTTCGCCGATGCCAGACAGTCCATCCGTCATCCTGCGCAGGGCTTTACCAACGGCAGCGAGTACCGCGCCTTCGTCGGAGTTAGCCATAGCGATCATGAACTTGTCCTCCTTGAGAGTTGGAGCGTCTACCAAGCAGCCCACGTATGCGATACGTGCAAGGTCTGCAAGACTCGGGCTTGCCATCTGCTCAAACGTGAAGGTCAGGTTGTGCTTGATCTCCGCAATCCTGAAGGCAGCGGGTCCGAGTTTTAGCGTGTACTCTTTCTCGCCGACTTCAATGGTTACGGCTTCAGGATGGTTGTCTTTCATCGTTATTCAGATTAACTGGTGGTGCCGGTAGCCTCCGTAACCGTTCCAGATGCCTGAATGGTAGTCGAGAACGTCGAAGGCGATTCATCGCTAAATGTAAGCGATAGGTCGGTAATCACGCCACTACCGTACCATTCCGTGTCACCGGAGTTGGTAGAGGTAAGCAGGAAGTATACCGTACCGTTTGCAGCCTCGTATGCGTCCGACAGTTTCGTGTAGCCTGCATCTTCGGTGTGATCAAAGATACCGGACATGGAAACCGTCTGGTTGCGCCGTCCTGCGATGAACGAGGAATCATCCCCATCATCCTTTGTTGATACGTCGATTGCGCCTCGGGAGCGTGACAGCGAGTGCTCAGTTGCCAGACCTACGAGCGAGTAGTTGGCATCATTGGCTTCGTCTGCTGCTGTCGGTGCGGATGTCGCAACGTACAGCCAGTAATCCCGAGCGGATTTGTTTTTAGCCATTGTCCTGTTGGTTTAATTTATCCCGTAGGTCGGGAAACGTGTTTTCGAAAACAGACGAGTCTACGGAATAAACCCGACCCGTTGCCTCTGCCAGTTGCTCAACGCTCCACATATTTGTGTCGGTCTTTATGTCCACCAAGTCGGCGGCTTGCTCGCGGCAGTTTTGTATATACTTGAACTTGCAAGGGTATGCCTTTGTTTGCATACGGTTGGTAAACGATTTGTCGAGGTATCTGTTCAGCCCTAAATCCCACGGCTGCCAATTTACCCGTTCAAGTACATCAGAGGTGGCGATCATTCCCGCGCCGGGATTGTGGCGCTCCCCGTAGTACGCCTGTCTATTACGGGTATCGTAATAGTAGAGGTCTTTGAGTCCGACCGCATCTGCGCCAAGGTCAATGTGTGACAGGGACAAGCGTATAGCGTTAGCGGTCATTATGTCATCGGAGCCTACGATCAGGACTGCATCCACCCTACCACGTAGCGCCGCCATGCCTGCGTTCCACTTATCGGACAGCGGGAGGTTGTCATGTTCGAGGTATTCCCATCCCGCCTGCTCTGCAAGGCTCCTGCTTACATCGCCTTCGCTACCGACCGCCAAACGGACAGAGTGGACAGGAGATAGGTCCAAGTGGGCATAATGCTCCAGAACAATGCGAGCGATAGCGTGGCGTTTCCATAGCGTTGTCAGTATCCCGAGGGTCATGCAGTCTGTGTGAGGATAAAGCGCACCCGATACGGCACTCCCCAATAAACCTCGTTGGCTCTCATGTCATCGCGCAGAATCGGACCGCCGAAGTCTGGGTATACATCCGACACCTCATAGCCAGTCACCGTATACACAACGTCACGGTCGGTCAGAGCGGCAAGTCCAGTTGATGCGTTAGCCTGCGCCGTGTTAGGGTCTGTTGCCCACGATATGCAAGTGTGCGTGACCTCTGCCCCTTCGGTTGTCTTGGTCGTGAGCGGTCCCGGTATGAAGGTCGCGTCACCAAAGACCGTGTAAGGCGGTGTAAGACCCTCGGGCGGGTTAACGTATGCCGTGACACCTGCTGCGTTTAGAAGGGTCCAGATAGCGTCCTGTACTGCTTTGCGAGGGTCGTTCATTTCTTTTTCAGGGCTGCAATAATGCGGCGGCGGTGATCTTCGCGGTTGGCCTCGGCAGCAGGGACCATGAAGGGCTGCGCCTTATTTCCACGGGTCAGGACGAAGGAGTCCGTGGCCTCGTTGTAGTAGACCCACGGCGTTGTTCGATGACCGCCTTTTGGATTCTGCCCGTAGATACCCGTTCCGAACTCGACGAACTCCGAATACTTGGCCTTGCTGACAACGTATGCTTCGTAGTTGCGGGTCGGCTCGGTAACGATCATGCGGCGAAGCGAACCGCCACGCGCACCCATGCCGCTGCCGCTCTGCTTGTTGACCGGGGCATTTTGGACGGCATCATTTCGGACGAGCTCCTTCGTCGTGTTGATCTCCTGCACGATACGGTCGGCGGCTTGCTCGCTGTACTTTGCGATGTCCTTCAGCGCCTTGTCGAGTCCCTGTACTTCTACCTTTACCATTTAGGACTGCCGCTCCGTCTTGACGATCATGAACTTGTCGCGGTAGTCTACATTATCGACCGAGCGCACATCGTAGTTCTCGCTGCGAAAGACAAGACGGTACTTGTTGAGCATCTGCGTGTCGGCGGTCCCGAGATCGTCCCTGTAACGCATCACAAACTCGTGCGTGTAGATGCCTTCGGGTTTACTCGCGTCCTCGGCTTCGCGTCCCGTCAGCGTCCGCACAGAGGCGTACACGGTCTCAATGGTTGCCCAAGAGTCCGTGATGACACCGAGGTTGTTCTGCGGAGTGCTTGCCTGCACCGCTACCCTATGACGCATTTCTCCTATCATCAGAATCCGATTGTCCTGTGGTGGGCGATCTCGCCAAGAATCCTGAACTCCCGCTCCTCTACGTTGTCGCGGTTCTCATCGCCCCTGCGCTCGTACCAGAGGGCGAGCAGTTTCAGCGTAGCAATCAGGATGTCAGCAGGAATATCGGTAGATGCGTTACCATATCCGGCAACGTATACCAACGTACCCGCGCGGTCCATGCGGTTAACTTCCCAACCATCGTTCCGGTGTTTTAGGTAGGATGCCTCGACCAGTTGCCAGTTCTCGGCGGCTTCGGTGTAGGATGTCTCCACGCCTGCGCTGTCCTCGTCGTAGATGGTCAAGGATGTGACCGACTGCACCGGAGGTCTGGGTATCTCAATCCGGTCCCGCATATCGTCTCCGTTCATCTCCCACGAATAGGTGCGGGTGATGAGCGAGCGCCGCAAGTATTCCTCAACACGGACACTAGCCGCCTTGATAAGGATCGTAAGGATCGCGTCTTGGCTCGTATCGGACGAATCGATACGGAGCCATTCCTTTGCTTCTGCTGTGCTTACTGGCTCAACAGAGGGTGCAGATGTAACGGTAAGCGACATGGCAGATGTTTTTTGAAATGTAGGAGCCGGGGCGGGAATCGAACCCGCTCCACCCCGAGAGAGGAAAAGGTGTGCGCCTTTACACCACCCGGCTCACCCACCTATTAGGTGTTAGATACGCGAGCGTATACGATAGCCTCCGGCTGAAGGATCTCGTAGTCTACACGGTATGAGTAGAACAGGTTGACCTGTCCGGTTGCAGCGTCTCCGTAGGGATCACGCAGGACTTTCATGGTCGGTGCCATGTAGTAGCCCATCTGCGACCAGTCACCGAAGAAGATCGGCTTGTTGTCACCCGTGCCGTCAGCGTCGACTTTAGCCGAGAACATGACGGGGTATCCGAGCAGGCTCGGACGGTTGGCGTACTGACCGAAGGTCGAACGGATGCCCTGCTCTGCGTACAGGCGCTCGTTGCCCGTCAGAGCAGCGATGTTGCCGTAGGTGGAGCCACGGGTCAGCCATGCGATGTTCGGGCTGTCGAGGTAGAACTGGACCGTATCGTTGAAAGCGATGTCCTCGATCTCGCCTGCGGCGATGCCTGCGGCGGTCGTGACTTTTGCTTCCGTACCAGAGGCAGCAGCCTCGGCAACGATCAGGCTGTTGTTCGTTTTCGCCATGCCGCGAGCGACGAAGTTCTCAATGAAGGCGAGCAGGTTGCTCGTCTCATCTTCGAGAAGTTCTTCGCTCAACTGTACTTTCTTCGTGTACTTGACAAGCGTGAAAGCCTGCTGACCGACTGCCGGAGCGTCACGGTCGTAGGAGTTGGCTTCCGAAGTGCTGACGAACTCACCATCGGCTTCGTTGTCGAAGGGTACGTTGACAGTCGTTCCGACACCGGGGATACGGGTCAGACCGAGCAGGTCCGTAAGGTCGGCTTCGGACTTCTTGGCGAAGATGCCTTCGAAGTGTCCCGTTGGGACCAAGTTTCCACCATCGGCAGCGGTGCCAATGTTCATGTCCGTGTCGTTAGATGCTTTGATCTCAACTTCACGACCATCTACATCGTAGCCTTTAGCGCCACGGAGACCGCCTGCGTCACCATCGCGTACCCATGCGGCGTATGCTTTGGCTTCGGAGTCTCCGGTGCTTGCGATGATAGCCGGAGCAGACTTGGCTTCGGCAGGCACTTCGACGATGGCAGGAGCGGCTTTGGCTTCTTCCATAGCGTCGAGGCGTTCGTTCTGAGCAGCGATCATTGACTCGATGCTTTTCAGAACGTCATTGTTCTGTTCAGACATTGTATCGTCCTCTTGTTCTGTGTGTGGAGTTTCGCCCATGTCGGGCGCTTCATCGATTGCTTCCGATTTGGCTTCTGCCGCAGTTGGCGCAGGGTGATCATGCCCCGCCTCTGCCGTGTCTGCCTCTGGCTCCACTACATCAGATGCAATTTCCTGTGCTGCCGGGGCTGATGCCTCGACAAATTCTTTGATAGACATGACATGGTTGCGTGGCTCGGCAGGGTTTAGCACGAGCGATGCTTCGCCGAGTATCCATGTCTCAATTTCTTTGGACCCGTTGTCCGCATCTTTGCGGCTGACGAGATGACCGACCGCGCCGGACGAGTAGCCGAGTTTGCCCATCTCGACCAGTTCGTTCACCATCTTCTCGTACTCGTCGCGCTTCTCCAACTGTGCCTCGAACCACAGACCCGTATCGGTGCTGCTGATCTCGCCAACGCCGATCTGCCTGTTTTTCAGGGTATCGTCGTAACCGTGTTGGTAGTAAACGGGGAGGGTTGCTTGGATGCCGAAGTCGGTGGACTTAGTAAAGAAGTCACCGTATAGGTCGGGGTCAGTCGGTCCGCTAAACCTCACCAGATAGCCGCCGATTCGACCGTCACCCAGAGCCTTAACCTCGCCCCCGTAGGCAATGAGAAGTTCGTTATCGTTCATTGTGTCTGTCGATTTGTTGAGCGGCTTACGCGGATCGTGCGCCCAGTTCATAAGTGATATATCCCGTTTACTCGGGCACCCGTCTCTTGCGGGTTCGCCCTGCTCGCCCTTACGCATACGCTCAATAAAGGAGATGGCGCGGTTGGCGTTCTTGATGTGCTTCTCGGTCCAATCGTCTTTCTTCGTTTCGAGCAGTTCAAGGTTGCGAGCGATGACTGCCACCGGGTCCACCGATGCCAAGCGGCTGCACTCGGTTTCGGACCACGCCCGAAGATCGGACGCGCTCATGTTGGCGAGCCTGTTCCACTTGCGGTATACCTCGTCGAGTTCTTCCATGCCCCTTATACAGTTCGGTGATTTAGCGGTTCACTTCTTATCTACCCAACCGCCGCC